GTCACACTAGACGGCCAATTGAAGGTGCACACGACATCGGGATAGGCATCACTTGCCGTTGTCCCAACTGGTTGCTTGCTGCTTGGGCCATCAACAAAGTCGATGATACGAAGCGGAAGCGTCAGCGTTGTCGCTGGTGTACTTGCATCAAGTGCATTCTTCGATTTTCCAATGCTGGTGCTACCCGCCGTCTGCACCACACCCGCGTTCAAGCCACGGTCTGTAGTGTTTACGGCTTCGTCGCCCTGCATCTGAAATACAACATGTGGGTCATCAATCACATAAGCCATCGCATCGGAAGCCACCGAACTCGCAGGCCACTGCGTGTTAAATGTCTTCTGACTTGTTGTGCTTGGTGTGTAGGAACAACCCACAAAGATTCCGACCGAATTCAATGCAGCAGTACCAGTATCTTTAGTAATAGTACCATCTGTATGAACCGTGACGAAATCACCATTAAAAATCGCAGTGCTATAACCACTGGCAATTGGTAAGTGTCTAACCTTGCCCGAATACGAGCCGGAAGCACTCAACGTACCAATTGGCCTTGCACCGTATGGTGAAGCTGAAGCAGCCATGGTAGTTAATTCCTAGTTAATTTGGGCATTAGCGGCCTTCGCCGCCGAATACCACACGAGTTTTACGATTTGGTGCAAGAACGGGCATCCGTGGATCGTTCTCACGCATATAATTGTTGTCAACGGCCTGCATCTGAGATTCGGCGTGACTCTTGTAATAATCCCGCCTCTTCTCCACTTGTTCCTGTGGTGCTTTACAGAGCAGTAGTCCACCGACTTCAATACCACCCTTCGTACCCCATTCAGATTTATGATCACTCATAATATGAAGTTCTGGGTGATCTTCGGCACGAACTGGTTCCCAGCCTTCACGAAATTTCTTAGAAACATTCGTGTTATCAGGATTACCAATCATAGATGTTCGTATCCATCGAAAAACCCAGCCATCTTGCGGATCGGGGTCTGGAAGTAATGATGCGGGTTCCCATGGTTTATCACGAGTTTCGTTTTCACGAGTCTCTAATGTCCGTGGTTCCCGTGTAGCGCGTTCTTCAGCCATTAGACCATCTCCTTCATTAACTGGGCCGCATATTGCTGAGGTGAAAGTCCCAAGCGTTTCGCGAGTCTTACTTGGGTCTCCGTCAATCTGACGGTGCGTGGCCTGGCTCCACTATTTCTAGAAGCGGAAGCTACCACGGTCTTTCTTCGGGGCGGTGCGGCGTCAACAACCATCGTATTATTGATGCGCTGGCTGCTATTACCGAATTGCGTAGGAAAAACTTCTTTCATACGAGAATCAATCAATTCATAATATTGTTCGGACTCAGGGTCAATACCTTCATCTCCAACCAACTTTTCATGTACTCCATAAGCAAAGCTTGTCATTTCCTTATCAACACCAAACCAAGAGTTACGTTCCTGCCATTCCATGGCCTTTCCATCCGGCTGAATCGGCTCTGGAACATACTGTTGTTGCTGTGCAGCGATCTGTTGGTTCTCTGCCATCACCTGTTGCTTCCAATTATCGATAATTTTCTGTGAAACAGCAGGTGCATAAGCTTGAGCAAGCTGTGCGTTAGTCAAATGTTGCTGTGCAGCGGTAATTTGGTCGGAATCACCCGATTCATGTGCTCTTTTGAAGTTTTCCTGGGCAATTACGAGTGAAGCATCTGCTTTATCCCTACTTTGCTGCGTCAAAGCGGTCTGAGAGTCCTGAACAAGCCTTAAAAGCCGTTGATTTTCTGTTTGTAGGCCCTGAGTGTAGTTAACAGCCTCATTTGCAAGCCTATCCGACGATTCTTTGGCTCTACGCTCTTCATGATACTCCCATTTCAGCTTTTTTATGCGTTTTTGGGCACGTTGACCTAATTGTGCAAGCTCTTCGTCTGATGCAGTCCCATCATCATCACTTTTTGATGCCGGAACATCCCTCTGGTCATCTTCAGGGCGGTCATCCACAACCTCAATGTCGATTTCACCGACATCAGTACTGGTTTCCGTCTCAGGAGGCTCAATCGTGGTTCTAACGCCTAAAAACTTGTCTTCTTCGCTCATTCTTCCGGTTTCTTCACTCATTTTAGGCTCTTTCCACGCCTCTGGGGTCTTCCACGACCGCCTCTACAGTGTCATCGTTGATTAAACGGAATTCCTTACCATGTATTTTGATTCTTGTACCACTGAATGCCCGAAAAACCACCCAATCTCCTACCTCACAGTAGGGTCCATTAGGGAATCGGCTGTAATTAGCATAAGAATCAGGCCCCATACTCATTACCCAGCCCACAATAGTGGAGATAGCCTCTTCATGCTGGGACTGCGCCGACTTTATGATGCCACCTTCGGTAGCTTCTTCTACTTCGGGGAGTGCAATTAGGAGCTTATAGCCTTTTGGCTCCGGTAATTGCGATGCGTAGCGAGAGTCTTCTTCTTCAACATCTTTTTCTGGTAATGCCATCTGATCTAAAACTTCTTTTGCGAGTGTAGCCACTATGACCTCTCGTTGAATTGTTGCGCCCCGAACGGGCGTTGCGTCCTACTAACTAAAATTCTCTAATTCGATCTTCCAAGTCGATCACTTCCCGTTCCGCCCAAGCTAAACCTTCGATGATGCCACACATCTTGCGATACTCTTCCATATTTTTTGCTGAACCAAGGGAAAGTAGATCGGCTATTTCGTTCATCTGTTTTCTTAATTTTTTTCTGAGCAATGAAAGGGGATCGTCACTCATCCTTCTTCTCCTTCTTCTCCTTCTTCTCCTCTTCTTCCGACATCTTTAGACTAAGTTTCATACCCTCAATCTCCTGTTCGGTATCAAATCTTTCCTGCTCCATAGCAAGCTTCATACCTTCAATCTCTTGTTCAGTCTCAAACTTTTCTTGTTCCAGATTGAGCTTCACGCCGTCAATTTCCTGTTCAGCATCAAATCTCTCCTGATCTAAATTGAGTTTCATACCCTCAATTTCTTTTTCAGCATTAAACTCTTCTTGATCTAATTGAGCCTTGAGTAACATTTCCTCACGTTCTTGTGCCAAGGCCGCAGCATCCGTGCGTTCCTTCGCCGCGAGTTTCTCAAGCTCAAGTTGTTGTTTTGCCTGATCAGCTTGCTGTGTAGCCGCGAGTCTCTGTTGCTCCAACTGGGACTTGGCTTGATCAGCTTGTGCCCGACGCTGAACATCCTGCTGCCTGATCTGTAGTTCCTTATCACGCTGCTGAACAATCGGATCTTTCTGCATCTTCGCGTCTTTATCTGCTTTAGCCTTGGCTTTCTTTTTGCCCAGCATCTGTTCAGCGGCATCGGCAACAAGTGTACTAAGTCGCTTTTCAACATCTTCGGGCAGAGGCTGGTTGGTCGGCGGAAGCGGAACGCCAAGCTCTTCTTCAATCTGATCGCGGAAGATGAATGCCAGGTGTTCGCGGATGTGTGAATCCACAGCAGCATTCATTGCTCCACCCATCTTGTTATTCTGCATCTGTTCTTTAATCTGCGGATCATTTTTGAGTACCATATGCACTTTCATGTGCGCTTCATGGTCTTGGTACTCAAATGCCTTCACAGGTTTCAATGTAAGAAGACTCTCGTTCTCACTAACCGGATCTGTAGGATTAATTTCATCCGGCATTGGAACAATCTTGTCCGCATTCGGAATGCCGATCAGATCCATCATCTCACGATGAAGAAGTGGCATATCGTAAAGTCCAGGCGATTGCTGTGCTAATTGCATTGCCGCTTGGTATTGCATGATCCGTTGTGCCATAGTGGACGCATTGGGGTCCGAAACAGGCACAACATCAATACGATCATCAAAATCTTCAAGTTTGATACCCTCCCCTTCTTCGGTCTCATAAGGATAATCCGGCGATGTATAGTCGCGAATCACCTCAGAAAGAATCTTATACTCCTGTTTCAGACTGGCGTGAATTCTAGCCTGAATAGCAGACTGCACTTTCATTGCCCGTTCCATGATCGCAAGAGTGGTCCCAACGGGAGCCTCTTGATTCATATCTGCTACTTTGAGGTCGGCCATCGACGCAAAGCGTCGGCCTTCCTCCACGATATTACCCAAAAGTTGATATAGGACCGAAGAAGGTTCTTTATAAGGAAGGAAGGTGATATTGTCCCTGATAACGCCGCCCGGAACATCGACATCTCTAAATTCTCCTGGCATAATGGGCGTATCATCGCCCTTGATTCTCAACCCACGGGTCTTCAAGCCTCCAGGCAGATTCGACAAGGTGCCCGCATCAACGAGTTGACGCAGCAGGCTTGTCGCTGATTTCGCGAGTCCGCCGATCATATGTATCAGTCCAAGATTGTAGAACCCGATCCCAGGAACGTATCCGTAATGAACGAAGTGTTGTTTTTTTATTCGATGTGGATCGTCTTCGGCCCAGTTCCTGTAAATCGATAGAATTGTGGAACTGCTCTTATCGATGGTAACAACGTAAGGCAGTGCAACTCCATCGGGGTCTTCAAACCCTGGTACATCAATATCACAATGCATTTCAAGCAATTGGTGCCGTTCGTTAGCATCCCACGAAGGGCTAACGCCACCAATCTCGTTGAACTTGCTTGTAATCGGATTTTCTTCGATATGTGAAGTAGTGAGTTCCACATCACGATAAAAGCCACTGACTTGTAGCTTTCTTACCTGATTGGTACTCCTGTTCATGACATGGGTATACCGTTCCGCATGTTGTAGCTCAGATTCATTGTATGACACAACAAAATCCTCTGCTGGAACAAACATCGAAGTCGGTCTGCCCAACGAAGGATCAAAGTAGATTTTACGGAATGCCGAACCAGCAAGCGGTAGACTGAACAGAAGCTTTTCGGTTTCAGACCGATATTCGGTCATCACTTCGATAAGCTGATAGTTCATGTAGTCCTGCACACGCCGTGCCTGCTTCTCACGATCATCGGTAAGAACACCCCAGATCTGTGTTTTGACCGGACCCTTGGCTGGCATGATCTCCTGAATTGTCTGCGCCTGGAATCGTACCACGGCCTCAGACAGCATCGGATGGAAAACGCCACATGCTCCGGCCCACGGGGTAGTGCGGTCTTCGATCTCCAGACCTAACTGGTCGAGACCTTCCTTGTACGTCTCTTCCCAGGCTGAACGACTGCTCTTATCGGAATCGAACATTGCGACACAGTCGAGTGCCAAAGTGCGAAGCTCGTTATCGTCAATATAGTCAGCCAGGTTGGAATCGAATTCTTCTGCTCCGGCACCCATGAGATCTGCCATGGGATCGAAATCAATCTCAACGCCGCCATCTTCCAATTCGGTGATCATAGAATCACCAATAGGCATTTCTTCTTCTGCAACCATAAGCCCTTCAGGACTCATCTCGAAATCGTCTTGATCGAAAAGCCCGTTAAGGGGTTTATCTATAGGCATACAAGATCTCTCTGCGACATGGTTGCTCCATCACACAATGACGATATACACTTGCTTAGTCAATAATAGTCTGCTTTACGGCCTGGTAGCAACTCATCCATCGGATAATCGCTATTCATACTGATAAAACCACCCTGCCTGAATCTTATAAGTGCTTGCGTAGACGAATCTACGAGATCGTCGTGGTCGCCGTAAGGAAATGCCGCAAACTGTTCTATCACTTCTTCAGCCCAACGCTTTTTCGGAGCATAAACGTGCCCACTGAAAAAGAGATCAGATACAGCATTCACCCTGGCAACCTTGTCCTTGCCTCTACCAGGCGTGTATTCCGCAACAGGGATTCCAATCCTGCGAAGCTCAAAGATCAAAGGACTACCCGCCGCCTTCGCTTCCACAATAAAAGCATCGGGTTCGTATTCCTTGTACATCTCATACGCACGAACCTTGAGATCAGGAAACTCTAATCGCTCCTGCAACGCATCCAGCAGAACAATCTTCGCCTTACCGTCTTCCGTATAGAAAACACCCCATGTCGTGCAAGCACTGTAATCGGCTGTTTCCTTCGCAAGAAACGCCGTATCCCAGGATTGGATCACGAACTCACAGTTCGGCGGATCTTTTTCCGTCCATTCCTTCCACCACTCACGTTTAATGAGTGCGCCTTCTTCGGAAGTTGGATCTTGCTGATACTGTGCGCTCCATTTCGGAACTGGAAGCTCTGCTCTCAGAGATTCAAGCTGATCCAGGGGCCAGAACCCAGGCCACAGCGGCTTACCGCTTGGGAGTATCGCAGGCAGTTCGATGATTTCCCACTCATCAGCACCGCCTCTTTCTATGGATGCCTTTAGGATACTGCCCGTTAAATCCTTGGTGGACCAACGAGTCATCACTAAACAGATAGCCCCACCAGGCTGTAACCTCTGGCGAGGACCGGAAGTGTACCACTCGTAAGTTTTGTTGTAGACATCAGGATCGTTCAACGCCGCTTCCTGCTCTGAGTGCGGATCATCCACGATAAGAATATCAGCACCCTTACCAGTTACCGCACCACCTACCCCGATAGCAAAGTAATCTCCCTGCTTATTGGTGTTCCAACGTCCAGCCGCTTTAGAGTCAGCACTCAAGGCGACACCCGGAAATATCTTAGCATATTCAGCAGAACCTACGAGGTTACGGACCTTACGTCCGAAACCAACCGCCAGTTCCGCTGTATGAGCGGTTTGAATTACCTTACGATCAGGAAACTTACCCAAATACCACGCGGGAAAGAGATGTGAAGCAAACTCAGACTTGGTGTGACGAGGCGGCATGTTGATAATAAGCCGTTTCAGTTCACCACTCGCTATACGGTTAAACGCATCTGCCATAACACGATGGTGATTGCCTTCAATGAACGCAGGCCAGACCTCTTTGACGAATGCCAGGAAGTCATCATTAGATTCAGCCCGTACACGGGCATCCGCCAACTCGTCCAGAAGAACGAGCACTTCACGCTTCTCGCCGGGAGGCAGAGTGTCTAGTCGCTCTGCTATCGATTCAATATCCACTTTCAAAAATTATACAAAAATTATTCTCCAGAAAAGAGGGGGGCCTATTCCTGAGAAAAAACTCCCCTTACTAGTACTAGTATATACTAGCTAGTAAGAACTAGACCAGATACATACTAAAAAACAAAAAACCTAGATTAAACCAGCTAGATAGAATCTATGTACCACGAAAACGAAAATGACACGTTTGAGAATGTACTTCCGAAGTACAGGATCACGCCAGAAGAAGAAGTGGTGGTCAATAAAGCCGTGATCGCATACCAGATTCACAAATTTAAAAATAGAATTGTGCGAGATAAGAATGAAAAATGGTCTAGCGAAGATTATCTGGAAGCATATCCAGAATATTTCGAGAAACACGGCAATAATAAACTCAGATCGAAAGGAAAAACCGCTTCAGACATCATAGATGACTATTTTATAGAAAAAGGTGAAAGTACAAACACTGTACGTTGGTATAACTTAGTAAGATGTGTTATAGCAATAGGTGAACATATAGCAAAGTATGAAATGGAGTTTTAGAACGTGCAAAACTGTGTTTATTGTTTGCAGGGGCGCGGCGCAAAAAAAGGGGGGGGTGGTGGTACGGGGGTCAGCCTCTCAGCATCTTACATGTAAGATAGGTTCGCTGGCTGGCATGTTGGGTCCGCCATATTGGATGTGTGTTGGGGTATTGACTCTGCTATCAGGTACCGCGAGCTTCTAGTACGCTTATTGAAATTCTAGGTCATTGCCTTACTGGGTCGCCCACTTCACGGGTACTGGTCAAAGCGGTGCTACGAAGCACGATGCTCGCGATCAGTGACGGAGGAGACCAAGGCCGCCCATGATGACCAAGCCGGAGTTAGTTGAGTAACCAGCACTGTCTATCTGATGGTGCTATCCGATTAGCGGCCTCCTTTATTGATTCTTACTTATTGGAGGTAGCCAAATGGCTATCAGGACCGCTAGTGCCCCTAAGGCGAAAGCTAAGGACAGTAAGAGGGCGAAAGCCCCGAAGCAGTCACTCGCGGAGGCCATAGTGGGTCATATGGTGCGAGGGATCGCTTTCTCCGGTATCGCTTCAAAATCGAAAGGCACTATGGCCGAACTGGTCATGGATTTCGTTATTGAAGTGATTACCAACTTCCCCAGTGAGTATGGAACGAGGGCTAACGCTTTTCGTTCGCAGTTACTGACTGGGCTAGGTCATTCCATAGACGGGGTTATCACCTATGGTCCAGCCTTCAAGACCGCATGCGATGCTCTGGACGTTCCACAGTCTAAGAGCCAGCGTGAGGTTCTCTGGAGCAGAGCAGTCAACCTAGTAAGCACCTTACGAGGTCGCTTGAATGACTGTGGAATCGTTCTCAAGATTGAGGGCCAAGATGTTTGGCTCGCACATGTTGAAGCGACAACGGGCGAGGATGGCCCGAACCTAAATTGGAAGTATCTGTACTCGTTTGCTGATACTAGAATCGAGACCATAGCCACCACGGCTAAGGGAAGATATTCCATAGGTGAGGAATCTTACCCGAACACAAGAGCGGGTGAGGCTTCGGCTTCGGTAGCTGATGCGCTCGCCTCTTACAATGCGATTGCTGAGGTTGAAAGGCCTCATGTGAAAGCTTGTAAGAAAGCTTTTCGTACCTTGGCTGGTAATCAAATAGTTGATGACAAGCGCACAGAAAAAGCGCGAGCCAAGGAAGCCAGAGCCCAAATGGATCAGGCGTTGGCGGCAGCAAGCCCCGAAGCAAGGGCGGAAGCAATGGCAGTACTGGGGATCACTGAAACCCTAGCGTAGTAAAACCGTAGGCCGTTGATCGGATACAGTGGGAGAGGGCCAGTAGAGATACTGGCCCTCTCTTTTTTTTTGTGCCTGTATCTTACATGTAAGATAGCATCTAGCTGACTCAGCTACACTCAGCTATCCGCGATTGCTACTCCGAACAGTATGCCAAGCTTCTCCTGCAACTCACGTTCAATCTGCTCTGGCGTTCTATTCTCAATAGTCACTACAGTGCTATCATCGAACAGTCCGCTACTCTTACCTAATAGTTCAAGTGCCCGCACTCTGGTACTGGCTGGGTTCTCTATGTCTAGTGCTTCTTCTTGCAATCGTTCCAGTACCCAAGACTTGTGTACCTTCTCGTGCGACTTGATAGCAGTGTTCTTCTGGGCCTTCAATTCTTTTATCTGCGTACTGACCTTCTCATTCTTGGCGAGCTTGTATGCTTCCGAATGGATCGCTCCGCTAGTCATCTTCTTGGCGTTGTAAGCTTTCCGGTATGCGTCCGTGTAGTTGCTTCCTTCTGCCACGAACCCAGCGAAAGCCGATTGTTTCGGAGTGAGGGTCTTACCCGTAGTCATAAAAGTTTTTCCTGGGAGGATGCTTGCGTTAGTAAACCAATCTACACCCACTATTCTACAATGCACCATAATTGAGGTCAAAACTAATTTTCCCCACCCGTGGAATTGACTTGACATATAGTGCAGAACATGTTATATTATACCATAGATTTAAATTACTTCTTACATGTAAGATAGCTGTACGATTTACTTCTTACATGTAAGATACAAAACGGGGGAACTTCTAAGCAAATGCCTAGAAACTTAGTTCCCAGAGCCTTGCGGGAAATTAGCCCGACTAGGTACTGGTCAGCTTTGTTCTCGCCTAGCCAAGCTAGTGCGGACAAGATCATAGCTAAACATGTCAACGTATTGTGGGATGACTACGGGGTACGGTTTGTTAGATCATACGATCCCGACTCTCAACAATCCCAGAACCAGAAGCAGAAACAATTGGTAGCCATGAGTGAGCATACCAAAAGAATATCTAACCCCACACCTGTAGGTCATAGGGTTAGAGGCTACAAAACCATGAACACATCTTACATGTAAGATACAATGAATGAGCCTAGCGGAAGGACAACAGTCATACTTCCACCTGACTGTGACTGTAAGCTTCTATGCAAGAAGCCCGAACATCAAACCGTAAACTTGACGGACATATTTGTGAACACCGTATCGAATCTACCATATACCAAAGGTGGCGAACTCGTTACTGATCTGGTAGGTGGTTGGATTTAGTAGCACCCTTAACCCTCCCAAGTGAGGACCATGTGAAGGATTCTAAGTACCACGAACTGGTGGCTGAACACAACAAGCCACCACCCCCACCTAAGCCAAGTCAGGCTAAGAAGCGGAAGCCTATCGGCCCACCCGCTACCCGTGAACAAATCATTCAGAAGCTCACCAACAAGGGATTCATTGAAGTACGCCAAGGTTCTTTTTCTAGGAGGTAATATGGCTAAACAAAACCGTAAGAAAATATCAGCTAGGCGTAAGGCCAAGCTCGCACCGAACTACATCAAGTCTGATGGTAAGCGCAACAGAACGAAATCGAAGTACGGCATTAAGCATGACGCTCATAAAAGCGGAAAGTTCTCTAGTAAGTCCCCGTTCAAGTCCGTTTAACATCTTACATGTAAGATAGGGAGGAGTGATGCTAGGATGCACTAACCAAGCTAATTATATGGTTGAACGTGGATGGGACTTCGTTGAGATAACAAAAGAGTGTGGCTCTACTGGATACCATGGTGAGCCAGTCTACTGTGAAGCTTGTCTCGACAAAGAAAGGGAGCGGGGACACGCAAAGCATGAGTGCCACCACGGTGTTAATCTTTACCCCGAAGATGGCAGGGACATTCCCTGCTGGCGTTGTGAATCTGAAGAATAAGGAGATCAACTGATGAAGCCCGAAAAGCAATACCGAAATATCCATACTCAGCTTCTGATAGCTAGGCTACTGAGAGAAGCTAGACAACCCCGTCCTTGTCACTGCTGTGGACACATAAAAAAGGAGAAGTGATGGCTCACAAATGGAGATTGTGGGAGGAATATGGGTGGTGGAACTGGCGTTACTATGATGAGGAGGAGTGATGTACGGACAAGATCTGGATTTTGTAGTGGTATGTGGAGCGTTCTTATTCATATGCATAGTGCTATTCGGTCTAACTGAATCTGTTATGCGGTCAGCCCGCAAGCGTAAGAGGAGGAGGTATGATGCGTAAATGGGAAATTGAATTTGGTGCAACTCCCGGCCACCTGAAGGTGACTAGGACATGCCCCACTACTGGCGATGAGCACTCTATCGAAGTTCCGACTGAGGGGTTCTCTCGTTGGCAGTCTGGTACACTCATTCAAAAAGCGTTACCGAATCTTTCAGTTTCTGACCGTGAGTTCCTTATCAGTGGAATAACTCCGGCAACTTGGAATAAAATCTTCGATTAGGACGTATAAATGCTAGGGTTCGGACTGTTTATAATGCTATTTGTCTGCATCATTCTGATGCTTTGGGAGGAGTAATATGGCGCATCCGTTCGTAGGTGATGTTGGTGATCTGATGGATAACATCAATAGAGCAATCAATCTGAGGCTGGAGTCTGAGCAGCACAGACGTTTATTCCCACACCACGCAGTGGTGCTGAAAAAGGAAGCGGACCAAGCACTGAAAGAACTTGAGTACGAAGTGTATGACCTACTTGATCAGGCCAAAGAGTCTGGTATCCAATCTGAGGTGGCAACGCACCACTCATAACTATCTTACATGTAAGATAGAAAGGGGGAGTCGTGTTTCAATGCGATGCTGTAGTAAAGCAAAAAGTTTACCCAAATTCTAAGGTCGAACGATCCAGTGGATTATGGATCACCTTTGAAAATGACTGGACAATTTCAGTCCAATGGGGGGCGGGAAAATACGCAGACAACCGTGATATGACATTCATGGAAGCATTCGCTGACTGTGATCTGACATCCAAGGTTGTTGAAATTGCTGCGTGGCATGAGATACCGTGCCACGAATGTTTCGATGGGGAGTGGATCGACAACAATTGTAAGGACTGTGCTGGAACAGGAAAGGTACAGGAATATTGGTACGACTTCGACAAGCGGGAGCCATGTAAGCCAGCTTCTTCCGTTAAAGGATGGGTAACGGCTGACGAATTACATGTGCACATGAGGGACGTTAGTAGAATCGGTATCTGGCAACTCAGATACAGAAAGATGTTGCGGAGGATATGGAGATTTTTTGTTTCATAACAAGGAGGAAGTATGAAGTGTTCAATCTGCGGTAACACCATAGAACCAATGTTGCATCCGGCAACAGGGGAAGTGGTGTGGGATCAGGGCAACAATGCAGAGCCTATCAATGACGGTAGATGCTGTG